ATTTATGAGCATGGAAGAGTATTACGCTGACCTTGTAGGTGGGGCAAAAGCCACACCAATGAAGAAAAAAGGTTTTGCCGCTGGTGGTGCCGTAGGTATGAAGAAAAAGGGCATGGCTAAAGGTGGCAAGGTTCAGAAAATGGCCGGTGGCGGAGCCATGAAAAAGAAGGGCTACGCCAAAGGCGGCAAGGTCCAGAAGATGGCTAACGGCGGCATGATGAAGAAAAAGGGCATGGCTAAAGGCGGCAAGGTCTAATATCAGTGCCATATCTTCAGAGCAATATTCCGCATTTTAAATGTTGGGTGCGGAAGGAATATACATGCAATCACCAAAACTATCACGGCGAGTTTATTCACGCTATGGCGATTGCGGTTACAACCATGCCAAGTCGTTGTTTGAGCTTTCAGATGATCTTTACTGGCTGCGAGACAGACGGCACAGATAATCCAAACGTGCACGGTGGGGCCATGTGGGCTCGTATGCCGATCACAGCTTTAGTTGGAGACACGCCTTTGGAGGAGTGGCCGGAACCTATGCCTGTTCACTTTGCACAACCTTGGGATTGCATGTCTCACACTCATGCTGTCTACAGACTAGACAGGGCTCACCCTTGCCCTTGGCTTGCTAAAGTTGGGCCAAACTTTTTCCCGGCTAAATACTATTTTACTGTCGATTACACTGAAAGCGAGATAGCGGACGACCCGGCGCAACACAAACAGAGCCATGTTTTGGAACTTTTAGATGCCGGTCCGTGGACGGGTAACATAATAGCTCTACCCAATAACAGAGTTAGAGTGACGCATCCTGCGTGGTTTGAAACAGGGGAGGGTGCCCCGGACTTTTTACCGTCTCAGCATATACACTATTCAAAGTCAGATTTAGACTATACAATGGATGTAAATCAGATTTTCGACAACTTGTACGCGAAAGATGAGTGATGGCTGTTTCTGGAAGCGTGAATTTTGAATTAGATGTAGCCGAATACGTCGAGGAAGCCTTTGAGCGTTGCGGTTTAGAAGTACGCACGGGCTATGATCTGACAACAGCAAGGCGCTCCCTTAACCTCATGCTTGCAGAATGGGCTAACCGCGGGTTAAACCAGTGGACTATAGCTCAAAGAACACAGGCCCTTACTTCCGGCACAAGAACGTATGCTTTGTCGGCGGACGTAATCGACATACTGAGCGCCGTTGTAACTCGCAGTAGCACAGACTTTGCGTTAACTCGTGTAAGCCGCGATGACGATCTCAACATTCCAAACAAAGCTACAACAGGCCGACCGACTCAATTTTTCTTGGATCGTCAAGTTACTCCAAGTCTGCGGATCTGGCCTACACCGAGCAACAGCACTGATGTTATTGTGTATAATGCTCTTACCCGGATTGATGACGGCGACACGGCTGTCAATACTATGGATGTACCGTTCAGGTTTTATCCTTGTTTGGCAGCGGGTCTGGCCTATTACATATCCTTAAAAAGAGCTCCTAATCGCACCCAGATGTTAAAAGCTATTTACGAAGAAGAGTTTGAACGTGCTATGGGTGAAGACCGGGATCGCTCAAGCTTCACTGTAACGCCTGAATACGCTTACTTTAGGACAAACTGATGGCTAGGTACGCAACAGGAAAATACGCTAAAGCAATCTCTGATCGTTCTGGTCTTGAGTATCGTTACAAGGATATGCGTAAAGAATGGAACGGCTTAATTGTTGGTAGAGACGAGTTTGAAAGAAAGCATCCCCAACTAGGACCTTTTCGTAAAATACATGATCCGCAAACTCTTAAAGAGGCTCGCCCTAATACCAATAACATTTTCAACACTAAGGCAGAGTTTCCGATATTTAATATAACCACCTTAAAATACGAGCTTGTACCACAAGCTGAAGGCAAAGTGGGGACTGTTACGGTGAGCATAACATGAGCTACACATACACCACTTTAAAAAACGCCATTAAAGATTACACGGATAACCAAGAAACCGTATTTGTTTCGCAGTTGGATAATTTTATCAAGACGGCGGAAGAAAGGCTTTTTAAGAGTGTTGACTTAGAAGTATTTCGGAAGAATGTGTCTGGAACAACTACTGGCGGGAATAGATTTTTAGCCACTCCAACCGATTACTTAGCGTCGTTTAGCTTATCGTTAGAGGTATCTAGCTCTAAACAGTTTTTGCTTCAAAAAGACGTTAATTTTGTTCAAGAGTATAATCCAAACTCTGCTACGACAGGCGTACCAAAGTATTACGCTACTTTCGATTATCAAAACTTTATCTTAGCTCCTACGCCAGATACGACCTATACGGCAGAGCTTCATTACTATTATCGACCCACCAGTTTAACGGCTAGTAAAGTTACTATGACGCTTAGTAGTGTTAGCGGCACGTTTTCTTCTTCGGAAACTTTGACCGGCGGCACCAGTGGAGAAACAACAACCATCAGTACAGTTCCATCAAGCACTACCCTTACTATAACTTTACCCACGGGCTCTTTTACCGTTGGTGAAACAGTAACGGGCGGCACTAGTGGAGCTACAGGGGTAGTGGTATCGACTTCTGCGGATACCACAACTACGTGGATTAGTGAGAATGCCCCAGACGCTCTTTTGTACGGTAGTTTGGTGGAAGCCTACACCTTTATGAAGGGCGAACAGGACGTTATGAAAATGTATAGCGACCGGTTTATGGAATCGGCAGTACGCCTTAAAGAACTTGCAGAAGCTCGTGAGAACGATGATGCCAACAGACAGGGGCTACCACGAAGGCCGCGAACATGAAAATAGCCATAGTTGGGCTAGGCAACAGTTATGCTGACTACCTTTCTGCAAGAATTGCTTCTCAAGAATTTGATGAAATATGGGGAATAAATTGTATTGGCGGCGTAATTCACGTTGACCGTACTTTTATGATGGACCCTGTTACACGGTTTATAGATACAGAAAACGCTGGATCTCAAACCGGTATAGCGCGTGATTTTTTAGCAAAAAACACCAAACCTATCTATTCTTGCGTTACTCACCCAGATTTCCCCGCTATTGAATTATACCCTTTGGAGCAGGTCGCTAAAGAGACGGGTCTTTGTTATTTTAACAACACCGTAGCTTATGCTTTGGGTTACGCTGTTTGGAAAAAAGTAGAAAGAATATGCTTATACGGCGTAGATTTTACTTACAAAAATGTGAATATGGCGGAATCGGGCAGGGCTTGTGTAGAGTTCTGGTGCGCTACGGCTATTTCAAAAGGTATCAAAATAGAGGTTGCTCATAATTCTGGGCTGTTAGATACAAACGTGCCCGATAATGAAAAACTATATGGGTATCATCGTTTAGAGGATCCGTTAATACAAACGGTTGATGACGGTAATCTTCTAATAACTAGACAATCTGAGTTTGATCCCCCAGAGCCGGTGGAGTCAGACCCTGTTATTTTTGGGAGACACGACAATGTTTGAGTTAGGCACGGGAGCCATTGGCGGCGTAAATATAATTACGTCCGAAAATGGGGGCTTATCGAATGACCAGATTGCAGACATGGCGGCTAATAAAATCATATATATTTCTGATGACGCTCCAGAACCCATTCGTTTGCAAGCAGAAGCTTTTAAAGATAGGGTTCGTAATTTAGTGCAATATTATGTGGAGTTGGCTAGAAAGGAAGAACGTGCTACTATTTGCGCGAAAGTTCGTGAGGCCGGTCAACTTGAACTGGCAAAAGCTATAGGGAGATTGTAATGGCAATCGCACAAGCAATGTGTACATCGTTTAAAACTGAGCTTTTGACGGCTACACACAACTTCGCCACCAACGGTAACGCTTTTAAATTGGCGCTATATGCAGAAGGCAGTGGGGGCAAATCAAGCACTACTGCCACATTAGGGGCGACTACCACAGCGTTTGTCACTACGGGAGAGGTAGCGTCAAGTGGCACATACGCCACAGGGGGAGGCACTCTCACCAAAGTCGCACCTTCGGCTTCTGGTACGACGGCACTCACTGATTTTGCAGATATAAGTTTTACCACGGCCACTATTACCGCGATGGGTGCGTTAATTTACAACGACACTAACAGCAACAAAGCCGTGGCTGTTTTGGACTTTAGCAGTAACAAAACATCTACCTCTGGAACATTTACCGTTCAGTTTCCAACGGCAGATGCGAGTAACGCGATTATAAGGATCGCATAACCGTGGCAAATATTACGGGTTGGGGCAGAGGCACTTGGGGTGAGGGTGCATGGAATCAGGTTCTACCTGTTTCGGCCACTGGAGTCGCAGGCACCGGAGCGGTTGGAAATGTAACCGTTCTTCCAACTATTGAAGTAGCTGTTACGGGCGTTTCTGCAACAAGTGCTGTTGGTTCCGTCGTAGTAATACCGTCTATTGAAGTTAATGTTACCACTAATGTAGGCACTAGCGCACTAGGCAGTGTTTCTGTAACAGGGGCAGCTTCTTTTGTAGCAACAGGAAGCGCCGGTACTAGCGCACTAGGCAATACTGTTGAAACAGGCACTGCCCTGTTTGCAGTAACAGGAAACACGGGCACTAGCGCACTAGGCAACACAACTGAGACAGGGGCAGCTTCTTTTGCAGTGACAGGAAGCGCCGGTACTAGCGCGTTAGGTAACACAACTGAAACGGGAACTGCCCTATTTACAGTGACAGGAAATGGTGCAACTACTTCGGTAGGGACTGTTTTTGTATTTTGTGATATAACCTCAATAGTTACAGGGGTAAGCGCAACGGGGTCAGCGGGAGATGAAAATGTCTGGGGGCTTGTTGTCCCCGATCAAACACCGGGGTACTCATCTGTGACTGCATCACAAACACCGGGGTACTCATCTGTGACTGTATCACAAGTTCCTTCTTGGAACGAAATAGCGGCGTAAGGATAGGAAAATGGCAAGCACCTATGTAAATGATTTAAGACTTAATGAATTAGGCACTGGTGATGGTTCAGGAACATGGGGCGCAACCACCAATACAAACCTTGAGCTTATCGCGGAAGGTTTGAGTTTTGGCACTGAGGCCATTACCACAAACGCTGACACGCACACCTCAACAGTGGCTGATGGGGCAACAGACCCTGCCCGGTCAATCTACATCAAATACACAGGCACATTAGACTCTGCTTGCACAATCACCATTGCACCAAACACCATCAGCCGCCTTCACTTTATTGAGAATGGTACATCAGGCTCACAGAACATTATTATCAGCCAAGGCTCCGGGGCAAACGTAACCATCCCGCCGGGAGATGTTAAAGTTGTTTACCTTGATGGCGCAGGATCTGGTGCGGCTGTTGTAGATGCTTTTGCCTCTTTGAGTGTTGTGGATCTTAAAGTCCAAGATGATTTAACCGTCACCGATGATGCTACTGTTGGGGGTACGCTAGGCGTTACAGGAACAACTACTCTTTCTGGAATCCTTGATATAACAGACACCACTGATGCCAGTGATGCGACAGGTGACACAGGCGCATTACGTACAGAGGGTGGCGCAAGCATAGCAAAAAAATTATATGTCGGAACTGACCTTGACGTTGACGGTGCAACCACGACAGACGGCATCACCAATGCTGGTAACTTTTCTACAGACGGCGGCACTATCAAGCTGGATGGAGCATTTCCGACAGGCACAAACAATACTGCTTTAGGGGATGGCGCACTTGATGATGGCT